CAGGTCAATCTCGCCAAAGAATGACCGGAACAGATCGCCGACCGTCCCGCCTAAATCCTCCAGGCTGTCAATCAGTCCATCAAATTCCAGCGCCTTAAAGGCTTCCGGGAGATTGGCCGCGATGGATTCCGCGACGGCGCTCAGGCTCCCGGCCTGACTCTTGAGCAGGTCAATGAGCGGGTCAAATCCGCCTTGATTCACCACATCCTTGAACGCAATCCCGACCGCGCCCAAATTGCCGATCAGCCCCTGGAGTTGATCGCCATCCGTGATTTTCGCGCCCAGATTTTCCAGGAATTGCCGCCAGGATTCATTGGCGGTCGCCAGACTGGCGGAAATGAGTTTGAGCTTGCCTTCCGTTTCCTTCGCTAAACTACCGACCGCGCCGGTCGTTCCGTCCAGTGTTTTAGTGAGGTATTCCTGAATCTTTCCCCAATCGCCCAGCACGACTTTGAATTTGTCAGCCTGCTCCTTGCCAAAAATGATCGCCGCCGCTTCCGCCTGCTGCGCAGCGGTCAGGGTTCCCCATTTGCCCGCCAAATCCTTGAGGATATCGCCAGACAATCGCAACTGCCCGCCTTGATCGCGGACGCTCACGCCTAGTTTTTCAATGGCCTCGGTCGCGGCATCGGTCGGCGCGGACAATGAACTGAGTCCAGAACTCAATGCCGCCCCGGCAATCTCCCCGGACTGAAATACATCCACTAACCGCGCCACAATCGCGCCGGTTTCTTCCATGGTCAGGCCAGCGGTATACGCCGCCGGCGAAACACGGGTAAAGGCATCGGCAATCGGTTCCAACAGCCGACTTTGGGAAATATCGGCCAGCTTGTTGAGGATGTCCCCGACCTTTTGCGCGCCCGCCGCAGCATCTGCGGTCGGAACGCGCCAGCCAGCCAGTGATGCGGTTAGCGTATCCGTCGCCTTTATCGCTGATATTTCACCCGCAATCATAAATTGCAATGCGGTTTCAACCAGCGTCGCGGAATTCTTGAAGTCATTACCGCCCGCCAGAAACCCGGCCATGCTAGCGGCAATCTCATTGGCGTTAATGCCGTATTGCAGCCCCAACTCTTCGATCTTGGCCCGCGCCTCATCTATCGAAACGCCGGAATCGCCCAGTTGCTTATTGACCAGATACAGGGAGTCTTGAAACTGCACAGTTTCCCGCACAGCCAGCACCGCAACGGCAGCGCCGAATGCCAGCGCCGCCGCCTCGGCTTTCAGCAACCCATTCGCCAGATCCGCGAACGGCGCAGCAATGCCCTGAACGTTCGCATCCAGTTTGCCCAGATCGCCGGCCAGATCATTGATCGCGCCGCTGGCGTTGTTCGTGGCGTTAAAAATGATCTCAATTACCGATTGAATACTCGCCATTAGGACGCCGTTCGCTGTTGCTTGTCATGGTAATACTGACCCCAAAGTCCGCACTCCACAAACGTTAATTGGCGCTGTGGAAACAAATCAGGCCGGCACTCATAGAGAAACCGGCCCTTGATGTCACACAATGTCATCGCCGTTAAAACGGTCGGGTCACTGTAGAGCGCGGCTATTTTCCCACGTCCGGCCCCATGCCGGTCAATTCCAGAATCTTGTTAGTCAGAGTGTAGGCGACAATCGGATAGGTGGCAAACAGTTTGACGGCCAGCGCTCGGTCAATAACGGGCGAGACGCTGCAAAAGGTCAGGTGATCAAACCGCTTCGCCAGATCTTCCGGGACATCCGTGCCGTAGCCCAACAGCGATTGCAGAGCGTCAACGGTCTCCGCTTTCGCCGCTGCGCTGTTCGCCAGCGCCTGCACGGCAGCGGCAATCGTGGCGTGGCGGGCATTGCTTTCGTTGCAGCGGGCAATCTCTTCGCCCGTCAATCCGCGCACAATCCACACCGGCTCCCCGTCCGCGAAAAACGCGGCCAGATCAGGAACCGGGACGGTTGCTTGCCGAGGGGCTAGAGACGCCCCCCGGAACCGCTCAAGGTCAAAGGTCATGACGGGAAATCGACACTGGCTTGACTGGCGGAAACAGTCACGGTCGCGGACGGATTCGCGCCCACGCCGAACGTCCGGGCCACGCCCAACACGCCCTGGGTGATTTGGTACGGCGCTTTATTCTTGTCCGGCGAAAATTTGAACAGCAGGTTCTGGCCTTTCTTGCCCAGCATCGCATCGGTAATGCCGTCATTCTAGGAGACCTCAAAGCTGGCTTGATTCAAGCTGCTACTGAAACTGCCAATCGTGCCATCGTAATACTGCTCAGACGAGACCGAGTTGCTGGTTTCCGCCGGCACCCAGGCGCGGGCGCGCGGGATTTCCGCAAAGACCGGGGTTGCGACTTTGGCGTAAACCGGCTTCGTAGCGGTAGGGACGCCCACGGCGGTGCCGTGAATGACCGGAAGCGCTGCGGCAAACGTGATCTTCCCTTCAATCGGATTTTCCGACCACACCGGGTAGTCATACCGCTCCTGGCTAGTCCCGACAATCTGCGAAATCTCACTGGACGCGACCGCCGCCGCTGCGGTGGAGGTGAAACTGACATGCGCGATTTCGGCGCTGCCCAGCGGGATGGCCGGCGGCCCGCCTGCCGCGCCGCGCGTGGTGGAAAACGCTGTAGTGGCGGTTCCCGCAACAACAGCAATCGCGCCGGCGCTGGAAATCGTGATCGCGTTGACGATGTGGGTGTTGGTCGATGAGCCGCGCGTACAACTGATGTCCGTGGTAGCGTTCACCGTCAACAGTCCGGTCGTGGCGCTCGCGCCAGTCGCCGCCGCCATGTAGGCGGTCAGCGCAGCCACATCGACCAGGTTATTGGTGGTGGAAACCGCCGGGGTCACTGTGCCGCCGGTCGCCAGCCCGTAGGGAACGACCGTGTATTCATAACCCGCCACCTGAGACCACGGCTTAGCAGTCAGGGTATAGACGGTATGCGCGCCCGCGTCTGACATCGCCGCGAAGGACTGTTGAGACTGGCCGGACTCATAGTAGACACCGGCATTGGTAAGAGTAGCCATGGGGCTTATCCTTGAGTTGAGCCGGGACCGTCCCAGCGGTAACGATAACTGCCAATATGAGCCACCTTGCGGCTCGCGACGTGATCAATCAGCGGGACAAACCCCGCTTTTTGCACTGCCAGGAAAAACGGCACGTCTTCAGTGCTGTAGGTTTTGGATTCATCTGACCAGTGAATGGGAAACCACGGTTGAGGAATCGACTCAAAGACTTCCCGCGCAATCAATGCCAGTCCGAATCCACATGCGCCGCACGGCTCCACATCAGGGGAATCCGTTGTCGTGGCGATGCGCGTCTCAAAATCCGGGCTAATCGCCGCAAACGGCGCGCCTTCATAGCGGATTTTGTAGTTGGCACAAATCAGCGGTTGCCGGCGAGCGGCCATGGTATGCACAGCCTCCATGGAAAACTGAATATCCTCATCAATGAACAGCACGTGCGTTGCGCCTTCATCGAGCGATTGCTGAACGAGGTATTCCCGGCCATTGCTGATGCAACTGGACTGATAATGCCGAAACACTACGCTCTGATCTTCGCCTTCAAAAATTCGCTCCCGCATGAAGAACAGGCCGAAATTAACGAGGCTCAGGGTATGTTCCGCCCGGCAAAATCCCGTGGTCGGTACGCAAACGCTCAATGAGATCAAGGAGTCACTCCATGGAATAATTCGAGGAAAATTGCAGGGGATACAACGCCACGCCGTTGACGAACTGCGGTTGTGGAGGGCTTTCCAATTCCAGGGGCGTGTAACCCGTGGTGGGTTGCCAGCCGCGTAATAACAGCGACGCCGCCGTCAATAATTCGCCGGCCTGTTGCCGGGCTTGCGTCCCGGCCCGCTGGTTCACGGAACGCACTAATGCAGTAATCAGTACCGTTTCCCGCATTGCCGCATCATCGCCATCATCCGCCACGCGCACACCGTAGGGAATCACCAAAAGCGCTGGGGATAACTGAGTTTCCTCCAGCGCCCGGTTCAAATCAGCCACATGCACCACTGGCCATTCCAGTGTGGATAGCCGGGTGAGCATCAAATCAGGCAGGGTGTATGGATTCGCCATTACCAGACCAACCGGGTAAAGGTCGGCACGTCATCATCGGTAGCCGGGTCCGTGGAGGCGATACCGCTGACCAAAGAATCTGCGCTAATCCCGGTCAACGGCAACTGAACATGGCCCAAGGCGACGCGATTCAGCCAGGTGACGAAATCGGCCCGGCGGGCTTTCACCACATCGGGCGGATGATCGTCATACAGCCGATACCGCGCCAAATCCATACAGCCGGCCCGCAGCATATCGGGCGTCACATCGGTGATGGGCAGGGCGTACCGACCGCTCAGATAGCTGTCGATTTCCCCGCTGGCATCCGTGATCGCCGCTTGCACGGTCGCCTCGTTGACCGTTTCCCGATCCTCAAGATCAGTCAACTGCGCCAGTTCAATTTCGCCGAACCGCGCTGTCATTTCCGCAACCGTGCAATAAGCCATTAGGACAGGCTCACCGTCAGGACGCACTGCGGGCGAGTGCAGACCATCACCGGATGGGTTTGCAGGGTCATTTGATAACCCTTGATGCCCGCCGGCGTCCGCAACGGTTCGCTGTTCAGGTAGTACGGACTGCCCATCGCGCCCGCTCCCACGGAGTCCACCGTGTCATTCGGGGCAAACGCCTGAATAAACAGACCCGGTACGCCGCGCGGAATCGCCTTCGCTTCGCCGCTGGTAATGGCGATGTTGCCGGACGCCCGGTAACGCCACCAACGGACGTTGCCATAGTCCATGTAATCCATCGGAATCCCGCGTAACTGAGCCGCAGCGGCGGTATTCAGATAGGTTTCCCGGACCGTTTTCGACTGAATGAACCCCTGCCAAAACACGTCGCTGCACAGTACATCGACGCCCGAATAGGACAACCCGCCCAGGGCAGCCTCCAAGCGCAGCGTAATGTGTTGGTGAATCGACTGATGCACGGCGACGGTATCCGACGCACCAAAGGCGATGGTCTGATCCGCGCCCGCCGTGCCAAAGGCATTGGTAGCGCTGTTGATCACCGCCATGCGCAGGTATTCCAACTGGAAATCCGCCTGGTTGCGCAGCATGGCGGTTTGTTCCGCAATGCGGGTCTGGATAATCTCAGCGGCCCCACTGGTTCCGGCGGCCCGTGCCGACAGCACCTCATCGGCCATCACCGCGCCATTCCAGGCATAAGAAGCGGTCGTGAACGGTTCCACGCCGCGCTTTTCCAGCATCAGCGCCTTCGGGGGACCGCCACGGGCAATGGCCGCGCTTTCCGCGACGTTGTTGTCGGGCAGCGCCTCAATCGACAGCGTGGTGCTGGTCAGGCCCAAGGTGCGAAACAGGCCCATTTCCCCCAACATCCGGGGGATGTACTGGGCATTGGCCAGCGAGGCCAGCAGGTTTTCACGAGTGAAGTAATCGCGGTAGATGTCCATCATTAGCTCCGAACGATCAGATTGTTAGCGGCCATCTGGCGATAGGCTTCCGTTTTTTGCGCAGCGGTCACGGTCGATTTCCAGGTCAGCGCCGAGGTCTTGACTTCCGCGAGGCGGGTCAACACAGCGACAGTCCCGGAAGCGGCAGCGCCATGCGTCGCAATGCCAAACACTTCGTTGACGCCATTCACAGCAGTCGGGTCCCACAACAGACCTTCTGGCGCGGAATAGCCAGCAACGATGATGTTGAAGTACGTCCCTACCACGTTGTCGGTTGAACCGTCCGTGATGGTGAAATTGACGTGATCCGATACAAACGCATCCGCGCCGCCGGAACTGGCATAGCCCATCAAGCCGTCAACGGTATTGAGTACGGGCTGGCCATCTGGCGCAATAACCGCATAGGTCGCCGTGTGCGAACCCGTGGAGGTACACACCACTTTGTACGCGCCGCGCTGTGCGAATTTGCCCAGCGTGATGGCCGACATGGCGCTGTTGCCGTTGCCGCCCGCTGAAACCGGCGTGCCGCCTGCCGCAACCGCCAGGGTAAAATAATCGCCAGCGGTGGTGCTGGCATCCGTGACCAAAAACCCGATATGGCTGGATTTGTAGGTAGTGCCGACCGCGCCATTCGGGAGTGCCGTGCCATCCGGGGCTACGACCGTCAGCACGCTGGTGGCGCTCGTTGACGTTGCAGTGATGGTGTAATTGCCCACCTGCACATCCGGCCCGAAGGTCAGCGCCGACATGGCGCTGGTCCCGGTTCCCACAATCGTCGGAATCGCCGCCGACGCTTGGCGCTTGGTAATCCGCCCTAGCACAGACCCGGCGACAATCGTACCGGACCCGCTGTTGAGAGTGACGGATTCATAGGAAATCCCGCCATGATCCGACAGGACAAATTCGTAGGGGCGCATCGGCTCGTTATAGGTCGCCATGGCTTACTCCTTTTTCTTTCCGGCGACTTGCGCCATGAGTTGAGCGTTGAGTTTCAAAAGGTCAGGCGCGGATGCCCCGGCAGTCGCTACTTGCTGGGTCAATGCCGGGTCAATCGTCGGTTTCAGGCTGCGCAAATCGGCGGCCAATGCGGCAAACGCCTCATCGGGAATCGCCAGATAGGGCTTGGCGGCTTCGTCGCTAAACTCTTTGCTGAGATCGGCAAAGAGCGACTTGACGGCAGTCAATCGAGCCTGTGCCATGATGCCAGCGACAGCGGATTCCGCCGCTTCACGCGCCGTTTTTTCGGCGGCCAGTTGCGTCTGTAGGTCGGCGTTCTGCTGTTGCAGAGCGGCAATCTGGGATTCCAGTTCAGTACTCAAGGATGGCTCCTCGTTATCTTGGGCATAGGCCGCAAAAGCGGCGGGCAGGGAGATTTGATTTAGAAGGGCAGTCGGTACAGGAGCAGGCAAACGGGAGTCAGGAATGACCCGATCCGCAAGTCCGGCCTCAACCGCTTCATCGGCGCTATACCAGGTTTCAGCGTCTAAAATGGCTGCAATTTCATCAGGCGTCCCTTTCAAGCGCTGGCTATAAACATCCGCCATGGTCAACTTGATCTTGTCCAGCATATCGGCAGTTTTGCGAATGGCGGCGGCATTGCCCGCTACCACGGTATGCGGGTTGTGCAGCATCATCATGGCGCGTTTGCCCATGGACACGGTATCGCCGGCCATAGCAATCATGGACGCTGCGGATAATGCCCAGCCATCGACAATGACATTCACTTTCGCCGGGTGACGTTGCAGTGCGCCATAGATGACATTGGCATCCATAACACTGCCGCCTGGACTGTTTAAATACAGGTCAATCTCACTGGATTTCAGCTTGGCTAAATCCGCCACAAACCGCTTGGCGTTGACGCTTTCCTCCAGCGGCCCCGCGCCAATCGGCCCGTCAATACGGATTTCAGCCACGGGATTGCTGGCAGAAACAGAGATGGTGTAATA